ATCATCCCACGTGGTGAATCAGGATATAACGAGACGCATTACAAGATTAAATTTGATTCTGGAGTGTTAGTTTTATCAGAATCTTTAGTTGGCTCAATGTTTGAGGATTACAGCCCTAAAGCAGAATTGCCACAAGTAAGTGCTGAAAAAGTAGATTATAAGAAACTAAAAAAAGATGAATTAATCGCATTATTGGAGGCACGAGATGAACAAGGACAATAAAAAGGGTGGGATTATGATTATGTTTGGTGGTAAAGAGCCAAGCGATGAGAATAAAGAGTATAAGAAAGAGGAAAAGGGTTCTGATAAAGAGTCTAAACTTCAATATACTTTAGAGGATTGGGGCGGATATACTCCGATGGAATTAGTTTCTAAATTAGAAGAAGCTAAGGACGCTTTAAGTAAAGGTAACGCTAAAGAGGCTATTATGGCTTTGGATAATTGTATTGTACGAATTTCAGGTAAGCAATTACCAGAAAACAGGGACGAAGAAAGTGCAATCAAATCTGATCCATTTTATGAACTTGAAAAGCAGTTATCTTAAATTTTTTTAGGAGGAAATCATGGCAGAAGACATCCAAGCTGATGTTGCAGAGGAACAAGTCCAACCAGAAGCCACCCAAGTAACATTTGGGCAAGGCGATAGCGTTGACACTCCAAGCGACAACCAAGGACAAGTTGAAAGCGAGTCTAATAATTCATGGGAGGGGGATAAGCGTTTTGAGTCGCATTGGGCGAAAGATCCCAATAAGATGTATGAATCACTAAGGTATCACGAAAAGCGTCAAGGTGATTTTGATAAACAAATATCTGATTATAAGAAACAAATTGAGGAACTCGAACAGTACAAAAATGACTATACCGCCGTTGAAGAATTGTTCAATCATGAACAAATCGGAAATGAGCTGTTAGGTGTCATTGATAGATATAAAAATGGTACCGGAACAACTGAACCGCAACCGCAAACTCCGCAGACCAGCCCAGAAATTGCACAATTAATGGAATGGAAAGCAAATATTGAACAACAGGCATTATCGCATTACCAAACTAACCAAGAGCAAGCGCAAATTAAAGCGATTGATGATTTGGCTAGTAAATATAATGTGACTTATGACAAAGATAATTTTATTAACTATATGAAGGAAAGTAACGTGCCTCAAGAGTATTGGGCAGATAAATTTACTGCACAAGCGTTATCTAAAATTATGCAAAATCATGGGACAAAAACTGCACAAGATGCTTTACAAAAAGCCGCTAACACTCAAAGTGTTGCCGTTGGCCAAAGTAAGGCACAAGCAAGTAATGCCAAAATAAATTCATTAGAAGAGTTTGAGGCTGCATTGAACCAGTTGATTCCAGGATAATAAAGGAGTAAAAAAAAATGGCTTTAACACCACAGCAATTAGATGAAGTACAAGCAATAGCACATAATGCATTTGAAAAAATTATGCCCGATCAATTCCAAACTGCGAGTGCTTTTGGAAACAAAATGTCAAAAAAACCCAATTTGCAATATGTATCTGGTGGTTCTAAAATTCAGCAACCAGTGCAAATTGAAGAAAATAACGCCGATGGTTTTATTGACGGTAAGTTTGACGTATTAGATTTATCAGCTAACCAACAGTTAAGTTTTACTGAGTTTGATTTTAAATATCAAAACTATAATGTAACTATTACTTTAGATGAAATCACCCGTACTGATGGAACCGATAATGCTATTAAGTCTTTAATGCTAGAAAAAGTTAAATTAGCAGCAGGTAAAGCAAAAAGAACTTATGCTAGAGCTTTACATGGGTCAGGTGCAGACAATAGCGGAAAAAATATTAATGGATTAGCTGATGTTTATGCAGATTCCGGCATTTCTTATGGTGGGCTTACAAATACTGATTTAAGTAACCCTACTACTTGGCTAACTGAAATTGATTCAACTACTAACACTATTAACTATTCCAATTTAAGTGCTTTGGTTAATGAGCTAACAGCTAGAGGACAAGGCGAAGGTGTTGGCGTTGATTCATACGCACCAGACATGATGGTATCAAACAACTATGTACAAACTAGGTTCTTAAACAGTCAGCAATCACAGCAAAGATTTACTTCACAAGAAGACTTAAAAGCTGGTTTTATTGGTTGTAAGTTTAATGGCATTGACTGGTATGTTGATGATTTTTCACCTGGTTCAAAAGATGGCGTAACCGCAGATAACTACTTATATATCTTGTCTTGCCCAACTTTTGCCTTAAAATATAAGTATGGGTTTGAAGGTAAAGCAGCTCCAACAGATTTTAAAGGACGATTACCTAACCAAGCTGTTATTTCTTCTCAGCACTTTATGGCTTACAACTTAATTTGCCGTGCTAGACGTTACAATGGTGTATTCAAGAATTTAGCTGCATAATAGAAAGGAAAGGATTAAAACATGTCATACATTACTTCAATAGATACAGACGATTTAACTAACCCTAGCTCAGCTCGAAAATATGATTTAGGCGTGCGCTTTGTAGACTTTTCTAGCTCAGACGCAATTAAGCCAGAGTATATTTACGTAAAGGCTAGTGGAGCATTAACTCAGTTTCAACCCTACCAAGTTTCAGTTTCTAACACTGTAAATGGTGAGGTCACAACTAAAGTACCCTCCGCTACCTCAGCAGGTGCTACTATTGAAGCCCCACAAGTAGCTGTCAGCTCAGGTAATTACTGTTTTTTACAATACAAAGGTATTGCTACCGTATTAACTACTGATACCGTTGCCGCTGGTGATTACGTAGAAGTTATTGCCGCAGGAACTGGATTATTACTAGATGGTGGCACTACTGGCAATACCGTAGAAGGTGCACAATCAGTTGGAATTGCTAAAACAGCAACCGACGCAGGCTCAGCAAGTATTGTTTTATCAGGAAACAAAGTAGAAGTCGCAGCCGCATAATAGGTTTAATGGGTGGTGGTATAATGCCGCCACCCTACTATAACAATGAGTTTTAAAAGTTATAACGTACTAGATGGAAATGAAGCGTTTAAGAGATTTAAAGTTGCAGGAGATGGAACCAATGACAACCCATTTGTACCAATTATGAGATTAGAAGTAACCCCCGATGTAACTAGCGTTACTGGCTGGTCAGACCCACTAAGCGATGACAATGTAGCTAGTGAGAAAATAATTAAAGAAACAATAGATAATCAAGAATTAACCGCAGTATCATTTGATAGCAATACTGGGATAATTACATTTGAAAAAGAAAAAGGGGATTTAAGCGTTAATATAGCAGCTGGGCTAAATAAGTTTGTTCAATCAGCAACATTTGATACCAATAATGGCGTATTAACATTTACATATAATGATTTAACAACAACAACTGTTGATTTGGATGGTAGATATGCCATTACATTAGATGAATCAATAGATAATCAGGGCGCAACCCCTGCGACAATGAGTACTGATATTGATGTTAGAATGTCAGATAATACTGGATGGGCATTTCAGGATCCAACAGGGGCAACAGACATATTAAAAATATATCGAGATGGCTCGGACAATAGAATAGCAGCCGATGCGTTTTTTATGACATTCAATAATGGCGCAACAGCTACATGGCAAAAAGGATTAAATGTAGCTGTATCAACACAGGGGATTCAAATTGGTGTCGACCTTGGCACAATTAAAACGTCAGGCATATTAAAGCTAGAAGCTTCACAGAGAATAGAAACTAATGAGTCTTTACATATTAATACTGATGGACAAACCATTAAGATCGGTGATTCTAACGGATTGATTCAAACTGATGGCAATTTAACATTAGAAACAATTAATTCTAATAATATGTTTTTGCGTTCTGGGAGTGGTTTGTATTTCGACGATACGAATAGACTTGGCTCAGGTAGAATTGTTGAGCTTAATATTTCATCAAGTCAATCTGATTGGGCAAGCTCAGTGACCAAATATGGTTCTACCACATCATTATTGGCAATGATTAATCAGGCAATAATTGATTTAAGTAGTCATAGCGTTACAGAGTTAAGCGATGTTACCAATGCAGGATCTGGCGAAATTATTACCACATTAGAACGCAATAAATTGGCAGGCATTGCCGATGGTGCAGAGGTGAATGTAAATGCAGATTGGAACGCAACAACCGGCGATGCAGAAATACTTAATAAACCAACCGATGTAACAGATTTAAGTACACATAGTGTAACTGAATTAAGCGATGTTACTAACGCTGGTTCTGGTGAAATAATTAAGGTAGGCGAAAGAACAAAGCTAACACAAATAACTGTAAACCAACCAGTGAATTTAGATACAATGGAAAGTGACATTGCCGCTAATAATTTAAAAGTAACTAATGCAACTCATACGGGGGAAGTTACGGGGGCAGGATTTTTAACAATATCAAATGATGTCGTTGATAATTTAAAACTTTCTAACATGGCAACAGGTACTGTAAAGGGTAGAGTATCGGCAGGGACAGGCGATCCCGAGGATATAGACATTGATACTGATCTAAAATCAGCTTTAAATCTAACCAATTCCGATGTTGGATTAGGTAATGTTCAAAATGTAGATCAAACTAATGCGGATAATATTACAAGTGGAACGCTGGCAAGTGCTAGGTATAATGACCCTACAAAATCATTTACGCAAGATGATGGGGAATTTATTGCAACAGATGTTGTAAAAGCACGAGACACGTCAGGATTTAGAATCGCAAACCAAAGCGATACAGCTAATCTCATAATGAATAATAACGGAACAGTGGTTATTTATCCAAATGCAGGTGATATTAATGTTTTTATTGTTGGTAATATCTCAAGTGTAAAAGACATTACATCAATAGGGGAAATTCAATCATTAACAACTGGTCGAAATAGTTATATAGCACGAACAATAGGGGCTGATTTTGTTGGAACAGTAGCCACTGAGTATATCCCGAAATTTGCTAATACTATTTTAACAAACACAACTATTTACAGTTATGATAATACATTAGGTGAATTTACGTTTTTAAAAACTGGAATATACAAAGTTTGTTATTCAATTATAGGCGAGCAGGTCAACTATGGTAGAGAGGTAGTTTGGCGCGTCGTTGTGGAAACTGGGACAACTACGTTTGGGCTTAACTGGGGTGAAGGGTACGGGTATACTCGCCGAGATGATAAAGGACATATATGCAATGTGACAAATACCGCAATATTACAAGTTACAGCTAATCAAAAATTAAGATTGCGTTTACAAATAGCAAAAGACGATGATTCTTTTGGTGATACACTAACAGGTGTTACAGTTAAAGCAAATTCAATTATAAATATTCAGTATTTAGGTTAAAAGGAGTGTAAAAAATGAGTTTAGAAGTAAATAAGCATAATGTGGAATTAAAGTCACAATGGGAAAGCGTACAGTCAAATGGTGCTGATTATGATAATTTAGATCAGGAAAAAATTGATTTAGAAAACTTAATCAAGTCACGATTGCGTGATTCTATTGATATTTTACGTGCAAATGCACAATATGATGTTGAAGCATCACCAGAAGAAAAAACACAAATCGATAATTGGTATAGCGGTTCATTGGTATAAAAATTGTTAGTTAGTGACGTATTAGATAGAATTAATTTTGGTTTAAGCGATTCAGACGATTTAAACAATAAAAGTGCTGATGCTACTTTTACTAATAAAAGTATCGTTGCACAGCTTAAAAATGCATTAGATATTTATGCGTCAACAACTAAAGGGATTGAAGGGACATTTAGCACACCGTTTGAATCAGATAATAGGCTAGTAACAGCCCCAACAGACGCAATACGATCACAGGCCTATCGGTTTGCTTATGTATGGCGTGGTGGGCAAAAATACCCATTAAACTTTAAAGATTTAAATATGGTGAATACTGAATTCCCGTATGGTAGCTATTCTGGTATTCCTAGATTCTTTAATGTATGGAATAAAGAAATCAGTATATTTCCCGACAACGATACCAACCCGAGAACGGTTACATTAAATGGTTCGATATCAGATACGGATACTACAATTAATGTGGATAACACGGATAGTTTTCCACAATTAAATGGGCGATTTACTATTAATAACGAAAAGATTCGATACACTAAAAAAACCAGTACGTCATTTACTGGATGTGAACGTGGAATAGAGGGTACAACCGCAGCGCCACATAACGATACCGATACCGTAACAGAGAATAATTTTGTATTGCAATACAGACGCAAACACTTTGTGATAACAGTAGATGAAAACGATAATATTTCTCAAGAACAGTTAGACAAAGAAATGGATATCCCAGACGAGCATGTAGAACCAATAACTGATTTAGTCGTTTATAAGCTATTAATTAAAATTGATGCAGAACGGGCAGCCAATTATAAGATTGATGCGTCAGCGTTTTATCAACAAGCCAAGGTGGATATTGAACAGGGTTATGCCGATATTGTTGGTGGTTCAAATATTACTGGTTCGTATGAATGGGAAAGAGATGGCGTAGGGTTTGAGTTTTAATGTTTGAAATTGAAGTTTCACAAAGTAAAGGATTAAGAAACGATAAAGGCAGAAAGTTTATTGATGCCGATTATTTCTACAATATTGAAAATATGAACTACGATAAAATCACTGGGGCTAGTGCAATTCAAACACCGTCAGTTGAATACAATGTAGGGAATGACCAGATAGACGGTATTTTTGATTTTAGATTTGTTGATGCAAACGGTCAGTTTCAAAGTCAAAAAATAATTGTGCAAGGCGGTTCAATTATTAAAGATTTTTTAACGGCACCAGTAACCGTTTATACAGGATTAACAGCAGGTCATAAATGCACCTTTGGCATTTTAAATGACAAGCTGTTTATATCTAATGGTGAAGACTACCCGTTAGTTTATGACGGTACTTATGTTAAAGAAATGGGCGCGCCAACCGCCAAAGACTTATTAGTAGCTGGTGTACTAACAGGTAATTATTTTTATGCTATGACTTATGTGGTATCAGGCGTAGAAGTAATTTTAGGAACGGTTAGTAATACCGTAAATATAGCAAGCAAATCCATAGACTTAGATATTCCCGTGGGAGCATCTAACTGTACGGAACGAAAAATATATAGAACTGAGGCTGGCGGTAGCATATTAAAACTTGTTACTACAATTACTGATAACACTACATTATCTTATAACGATAACACACCAGATGGCAGTTTAGGAGCAACGATACCAACAATTAACAGCTCATGCCCTAAACCACAGTTTATTACTGTTAAAGATGAAAAATTAATTGGTGCAGTTAACCAGAATAGACCCAATTACTTATACGTAACAGAAATTGAAACAGAGGTGTTTTTTAATACGTCAGGTGTGACCGATGTTTCAGGCGTGGGTAACGATAATTCCAAATTAACTGGATTGATTGAAGACTACGACCAAATAGTCGTTTTTTCAGAAAAGCATATTTATTTATGTGATACCACAGGTTTAGTTACAAAGGTAAAGCAGACGACAAGTAATGTCGGATGTATTGATGGATTTAGCATTGCTAGAATACCAGAAAATGACGTATTGCAAGGCGGTATTATGTTTGTATCTAACTTGTATGATGTACGTATTTTTAGCGGTAATATTGCTACTAACCTTAGCACCAGTTTTGATAACTTAACTACCAATAACTTTTCAATGCAGATCGATAAAGAAGATTTAAAAAATCAGTTAATTGATAACCCATTACATGCCGCTTTTTATGATTACAAATACCATTTAATAGCAGAAACATTTACTTATGTTTATGACATTAGAATCAATGGCTGGACAAAGTATTTTATTAACACAGCATCATACACGCCCACATACTGGATTTACGGCATTATTGAGAATGAACTATACGTATCACAAAAAAATGCAGGGATAGTTGAAAAAATGTACAATGACACGACATATCGTGGGGAAGTATTACCATGTTATTTAGAAACCCCAGAAATAGCGGCTAACACAGCAAATAAGTATTTTAGAAAACTATATGTTTATTATGAAAAAGCTGGCCAGAATGAGTTTAATATACTGGCTACAATTAATTCAAATGTAAATAAAGAAGTAACTGTAACGTATACAGGAGGCACATACGATGAGGATTATTTTGACCCATTGTTTTATGATACAGATAACGAAGAAGAAGACTTTCAGGTTTTTAATATTAATAAGTATGGTAGATGGATGAGGTTTCGTATTTCATCAAATGATAATATTATAATTAAAGGATGGAAATTAACGGGAAGGTTAATATCCAATAAAGAACTATGAACATAGAATTTGCAAAAGAAACTGATATCGAAAATTTAGAGAGTTTATTTAGCAAGGCTTACGTTAAAATGAACTTCAAAAAATATGGAATAGATTACAATAAAGACGATGTTTTATATAAGTTATCTGGCTTAATTAAGGACGGAAGATCGATTGTCTTAAAATGTGTAAATGAAAATATGGAATTGTTAGGCTCA